AAAGTTTTTTAGTAATTCTGCTAATTTATCTAGGTTACGATAGCCTACTATCATATTAAAAGAGTTCGCACCCACCGTTGTCTTTTTCATAATAGCAAAACGATATTGGTACTGAAAAAAGTTATCACCTGTTTCTCCTAACAAAGTAGGACTTAGAAAATTACACTGCGCCCATAAATCTAATGGCGATTGTGTGACAGGAGAACCTGTTAAGATTCGTTTATATTTTAATCCTTTACCCATTTTTATAATCGTCTTTGTACGTTTGGCTTTTGGATTTTTGATAGCAGTTGATTCGTCAATCGCTAAAAATGTATTCGATTTTTTTAACAACGCTGCTAAGTATGATGTACCTTTGGCAGTGGACAGAGCTTCTACATTCATTACAAAAATTCGCAGTACGCCCGGAACTTTTTCTTTCAACAGCGATAGCAGTAATTCTTTTTCTTTTTTATTTGGCGATGGTCTCCACACACAAATAACTTTTTCTATGTGATCTGGTAGATGCACTGGTATCTCTATGTTTGACCAGTTTCTGTATACACCTTTGGGTGCTATAACAATAAAGGTATCTATCTCATTTTTCTCAAACAAAATACCGACATTATCTATACATACTTTGGACTTACCTGTACCCATTTCCATAAAGTATGCCCACACCGTTTTTGACCACGATGTCTTGAGCACATCCTTTTGATGTTGAAATGGTTCGGTTTTAAATTTATACATAAATCCATTATCTGAATATTTTTTCCCAAGTCAAGTATTGACACAATTATTTTTATGAATTACATTTATTCTACATTTGTTTAAATTTTTTATTCAAGTGACTCCAATGTGGTCTGGGCGACCAGACCACGACATAAAGTAAGAAAGGATAAGTATGAATACAGTTTACGTGGTGCAGGAAAATCCAAAGGTGGATATTATATCTGCGACTAAGTATGGAGAGCTGATACCACTAGCTAATCCAACAGAGCAACTACATTTAAATCCAAGTAGAATTATTAGCCAATTTAAAAGAAAGCTTACTAAGTTTTCAGACAACGATTATTTATTGTTGCTTGGCGATCCTGCTTTGATTGGTGTGGCAGTTACTGTTGCCAGTGATGTTAATAACGGTAAGGTTACTGTTTTGAAATGGGATAGGATAGAAAAAATGTACTACCCAGTCAAACTTTCCTTTCGTGGTGGCATTGGAGATTATCAATAATAAACCTGACAAGGAGATATGTGAAAAATGAACGAAGAAATATGGAAACAAGCCGAAGCAGATGCAGACAAATTTAAAGACTTATCTACCCAAGGTGGAAAAGATCTTAGTGATTTGATTAAGCAACTTAGCACAGTAATCAAACAGATAGATGTTCTAGAAGAAGAAGTAAAAATACTTAAACAAAAGAAGAACAGTTATACGTATGATTTAATCCCTGCGAAAATGGCAGAGATTGGTATGGATAAAGTAGAGGTAGATGGAAATGCCGTTTCTCTTGCTACTTTTGTAAGAGCCACGATGCCAAAAGATCCTATTCAAAGGGAACAAGCTATGTCGCACTTGCGTGATATAGGAGCCTCGGACTTTATAAAGAACGAAGTGACAGTAAAGTTTGGTGTCAACGAGGACAACAGAGCACGTTCTATTCAATCAGAGTTAGAAGAAAAAGGAATGGATACAACGGCAAGAGTGTGGGTAGAACCATCTACACTAAAAAAATTGGTTCGTGAAAGAGTAGAGAATAATCAAAGAATTGATTTGGAATTATTCAATGCACACGTTGGTCAAATCGCTAAAATCAAAGGAGGTAAAGATGAGTAAGACTAATAACAAAGCAGTAAATTTATATGAGGGAGCAAGTTCAGGAGGAGGTCTTGAAGAAGTAACAAGTGAAGACATTCAAATACCTTTTCTCAGAGTGTTACAAGCTCTAAGTCCACAGATAAAAAAATCAGATCCTGCGTATATAAAAGGCGCAGAGCAAGGTGGTATTTTTAATACTGTGACAAAAAAGTTTTGGAGTGGAGATGAAGGTGTTCTTGTAATACCTGTGCATTTTCAAAAGAAACTATTAGAGTTCGTACCTAGATCTGAAGGTGGTGGATTTGTAGGGGAGATAAATCCTAAAGACTTAGGTAAGGTTGTAAAGGAAGATAAAGGAATGGAAATACTAGAGAGTGGTAATGAGTTAGTAAGAACTGCTCAACACTATGTAAGAGTAGTGCACGAAGATGGCACTCTTGAAAATGCAATTGTGGATATGAAGAAAACTCAATTAAAAAAATCAAAAGAGTGGCTTTCTATTATGGGCACGTTTAAATATCCAAAAGAGGCAGGACCTAAACTAGTCGGTACAACTATGGACACTTGGTACAATATATATAGACTAACTACCGTTGAAGAGAGTAACGACAAGGGTTCTTGGTATACTTGGAAGATAGTTCAAGAAAAGCAAGTGGATACAACGAAGTCTATTAATGAAAGTAAATCATTACATCTTAGTTTATTAAAAGGTGATGTAAAGGCTTTACCACCTACTGATGCTAATGAGAGCGAAGTACCATTTTAACAAGAAAGGGGAGTGGGATAACCCACTCCCTTAACTCGGAGAATTTTGTATGAATAAATTAAGTATAGCTTGTTATGAAAATAAAATACAATAGATTTTACTATAAGCCTTTGCCAGAAGAACTCTGCATAAGAGAAAGCAAGATTGAAGGTCACGGAATATTTGCCGCTACAAATATAAAAGCACAAACAGATTTAGGAGCTACACATATAAAAGTTCCCATGATTATTACATACATTAGAACACCACTTGGTGGCTTTATAAATCATTCAGATAAACCAAATTGTTTTTTAGCCTGCACACAAGATTGGGATGACTATTTAATTTACAATGTCATTACCAAAAGACCAATTGTAGAGGGCGAGGAATTATTATTAGATTACGAGAAATGATTTTGGTATGGAGTCACTAACAAAGAAATTTTATGACTTATTTAGAGGCTTCTCAAACGCACACGGACAGACAGAAATTATTGACTCCAAGAAACACGGCAAACAAATGTCAAAGAGTTACATTGTCCGTGAGCCGTTGTCTTTGGATTTAGTACAACAACACTTAGACGGAAAGAAAGGTATCGGAAGTATACCTATCGATGAAAACAATCAATGTCGCTTTGGTGCATTAGACATTGACGAATACAATTTAGATTTAAAAAAATTAGCAAAGAAAATAAACAGTTTAAAATTACCACTTACTTTGTGTAGATCAAAAAGTGGTGGCGCACATTTGTATATATTTTTAAGTGAACCTATATCGGCAACAGAAATACGAGATAGACTAGCAGAGTTTGCATCGGCATTAGGATATGGCAACTGTGAGATATTTCCAAAGCAAGAAGAAGTTATTGTAGAAAGAGGAGATGTAGGAAACTTTATTAACCTGCCGTATTTTAATTACAAATACACAATGCGATATGCAATTACAAAATCAGGTGATGATATTACATTAGAGAGTTTTATTAAGAAGGCAGAGAAGAATAGAATTAGTCTAAAGAAACTACGAGAGATTGTGATAGGGACAAACAGTGATATACTACCTTCAGGACCACCTTGTCTTCGGCAGTTGACAGAGTTTGGTATACCAGAGGGGGGTAGAAATAATACAATGTTAAACATAGGTTTGTATTATAAAATGTCTTCTCCAGAAAATTGGAAAGACTTGCTTGAGAAACATAACAATGATTATTGTAATCCACCGTTGCCTGCAAAAGAGATTGTAACAATACAAAATCAGTTAGAGAAAAAAGAATATTTTTATGCGTGTAAACAAGAGCCGCTAAAAAGTCATTGCAATAAATCACTATGTAAAACTATGAAGTTTGGTGTGGGTACTAATTTATCTATGCCTACTATTGGAGGTCTTACTGTTGTAGAGTCTGAGCCACCTGTGTGGTTTGTTGATGTTGATGGACATAGATTAGAACTGTCTACAAAACAATTACAAATGCAAGTAGACTTTCAACGAGCTTGTATGGAGCAAATGTATAAGATGCCTGCAAGATTAAAAGAGTCAGATTGGAGAGAGATGGTTGACACATTGTTGAACACGGCAACAAGAATATCTGTACCAGAAGAGTTAACAACTAAAGGTCAGTTTCAAGAACTGTTAGAGATGTTTTGTACGGCAAGATTACAAGCAAGAAGTCCAGAAGAATTAATGACAGGTAAACCCTGGACAGAAGATAACTACACACATTTTAAGTTGAGTTCTTTGCAGGAGTTTTTAAAAAGACACAACTTTACTACATACACCAGAGGTCAGATAACAGAGCGATTAAAAGAAATGAACAGTGGTGGAGAGGCAGACAAGCAATACAGATTTAAAGACAACAAGAATAAATGGCAAACTGTTCGTGTTTGGTTTATACCAGAAATAAAAAAGGGAGATGTAGAGTTTCCTAAAGTAACTATAGATGATGAGGAGCCACCGTTTTGAAGAAAACAATTTTAGGACCGCCCGGATGTGGTAAGACACATACAAACTCACAGATGGTAAAGAAGTTTATTGAAAAAGGTATTGAGCCTTCAAAGATTGCCAATGTTTCTTTTACTAAGAAAGCTGCAACAGAAAGTAAAGATCGTGTGTGCAGTGATTGGGGGATAGTGGACAAAGATTTACCTTACTTTCAAACTTTACATTCTATGGCATTTCATACACTAGGATACAATGTTGATGATGTTATGAGAGGATCAGATTTTAAAAAGATAGCAGAGGCAGTAGGACTAGATTTTACAACACAATCAAAAGATGCAGAAAATGATTTTGATATGGTGGGTTACAAAAAAGGAGATGCATATTTAAATATGTATCACTTGTACAGAAGTAAACGAACATCGCTAGAAGAGGTATTTCAACAAGAGGGTAACTATGATTTAGATTACGGTGAGTTGTTACGATTGATAGAAACTTATGAAGATTATAAAAAGAAAAAAGGTAAGATAGATTTTACAGATATGATTTCTAACTTTATAGAAAAAGGTGAGTGCCCAGACATAGATGCATTGTTCGTTGATGAAGCTCAAGACCTATCTACTTTGCAATGGAAGATGGTAGATGTACTTAGACAAAATCCAAAGATACAAATTTTTACAGGTGATGATGATCAAGCGATTATGGGTTTTCAGGGAGCGGATGTAAAAAGTTTTTTAAAAGCAACAGAACAAAAAGAAGTCTTAACACAAAGTTATCGTGTACCAAAAGAAGTGTGGAGTTTAGCACAACAGATTGTAACAAGGATCGATGGACGGGCATTGAAAGAATGGCAACCTAGAGATGAAGAAGGATCGGTATCGTATCATTATAATTTAGATGAGGTTCCAATAGATAAAGGGGAGTGGGTAGTGTTAGCCAGGACAAATAGAATTTTAGATAGATACGCTGCAAGTCTAAAACAAGAGGGTTGGATTTATAGTAGACACGACCATCCTAGTATTCCTAAAAAAATGTATGAAGCGATTTTAACGTGGGAAGATTTGTGTAAAGGCAAAGAGGCAACGATTACTAGTATACGAAACTTGTATTCGTATATGACAGTAGGAGAAGGATTTAAAAAAGGTTGTGGCCCTACATCAAAAGCTTTTAGACAATTTGATATGGATCAAATGTTAAATATGAATATATTAGAAGAACAAGTAGGATTACAAATGGGTAAAGAGTTTAGATGGCATCAAGTGTTAGGCAAGATAGGACTAGATATGCAGAACTATGTTTTGAATGCATTGAAGAGAGGAGACAATGTAAAAAAGCCTAGAATAAAATTAAGCACGATACATTCTATGAAAGGTGGTGAGTGTGAAAATGTTTTACTAGTGCCAGATATATCCTATGCCGCTAACAAAGAATATGAAAGAGATCCATCAACAGAGCACAGAGTGTTCTATGTTGGTGTAACAAGAGCAAAAAAGAATTTACATATTATGCAACCACAAACAGAAAGGTACTATCAATTATGACAGACGATACAGAAAACAATGAACTATGGGACAAGGGCAGTGAACATTATAAAGATTTAAAAATACAACCGTCTCAGTTTATAAACAAAAACGAATTACCATTTGCAGAAGGCAATGTTATTAAATACATTTGTCGTCACGCTAAGAAAGGTAAAAAGGAAGACATACTAAAAGCCATACATTATTGTGAAATGATAATAGAGCGTGATTATGAATGATTTTCAAGGTACAATCATAAGCAAGACTTGTTTACAGGCACTCAGTGACGATTTAAACGGGTTTTTATCTCAAACACAGGCTCACAGGGGTTTTTGTGGATAAGATTAGTTTGCCCGGAGGTAAATATGATATTATTTATGCAGATCCACCTTGGCAATACAAAACATACTCTGGAGATCTGGTTACACCGTATCCGATTATGAAAGATGAAGACATTTATAGTATGCCAGTACAAGAGATAACAAATGATAATTGTATTTTATTAATGTGGGTTACGTTTCCTAAATTAATAGAAGGCATTGAGACAATGAAGCGTTGGGGTTTTACATATAAGACGTGCGCCTTTGCTTGGATAAAGACAAATAAAAAATTTAACACCAAACAGTTTACGTTTTTACCAGAAGATAACTTTTCATCTTTTTGGGGTATGGGGTATTGGACAAGAGCTAATGCAGAACTTTGTTTATTAGGTACAGTCGGTAAACCTAAACGTGTATCAAAGTCTGTGCATCAGGTTATCTATGAGCCAATAGAAAGACACTCAAAGAAGCCAGATTGTGTAAGAGATAAAATAGTTGAGTTATGTGGGGATTTACCTAGAATAGAGTTATTCGCAAGACAAAAGACCCCAGGGTGGGTGACTTGGGGAAATGAGGTATAATGTACGAAAGAGATTTATTTGACGAAAAGACTTGGACACCACCCAGTAATCTACCAGACTTATCACAAGAAAAAATTATAGCGATTGATACAGAAACTTGCGACCCTAACATACAAACACTAGGGCCAGGTTGGTCACGTAAAGATGGATACTTAACAGGTATAGCAGTTGCTACTCCTAACTGGAGGTCATACTTGCCCATAGCACACGAGGGTGGTGGTAACTTGTCAAAGAACATAGTGCTACGTTGGTTGAAGGATCAGTTAAAACACGGTATGTCTGTTGTGTTTCACAACGCACAGTATGACTTAGGGTGGTTATCAACAGAGGGTATAACAGTTCCGGGCAAAGTGTTAGATACAATGATAGCGGCACCTTTGTTAGATGAGAACAGGTTTTCTTACAGTTTAAATGCTTTAGGCTATACGTATTTAGGTGAGAGAAAAAAAGAAGATGATTTAAAAATAGCAGCACATCAACACGGTGTGGATGCTAAAAAAGAAATGTGGAAACTTCCTGCATCAAGGGTAGCTAGTTACGCTGAAACAGATGCCAAGCTCACACTTGATTTATGGAATGTGTTACGCAGAAAACTATCGTTTGAAAACTGCGATAAGATATTAGACTTAGAATTATCTTTGTTACCAATTATATTTAATATGAGACAAAAAGGTATACGAGTTGATTTAGACAAAGCAGAAAAGACTAAAAAGTTTTTACAACAAAAAGAAGATATATTGTTAAAGCAAGTAAAAGATGAAACAGGTGTGGACATTGAACCGTGGACAGCGACTAGTTTAGCAAAGGCATTTGATGCACTAAATTTAACTTATGAAAGAACAGAGAAATCTAATGCACCTAGTTTTACAAAACACTTTTTAAAAACACATAAACATCCTATAGCTAAAAAGATATTAGAGATACGAGAGTACAACAAAGCAAATACCACGTTTATAGAAACAATACTTAATCATCAGTATAAGGGTAGAATACATTGTGAGTTTAACCAGTTGCGATCAGATGATGGGGGTACAGTAACAGGTAGATTTTCATCTAGTCATCCTAACCTACAACAAGTGCCTGCCAGACACCCTGAGATTAAAAAAATGATACGCGGCTTGTTTTTACCAGAAGAGGGTGATAAGTGGGCAAGTTTAGATTATAGTGCGCAGGAGCCAAGATGGTTAATGCACTATGCTTCTTTAACACCTGCTACAAAAGATAATACAAAAGTACAAGAGATTGTGGCTAGTTATAAAAAAGATGATATAGACTTTCATCAGATGGTAGCTGATATGGCAGATATAGATAGAAACTTAGCAAAGACCATCAACCTTGGGATTATGTATGGTATGGGCATTGGTAAGTTGGCACATATCCTTGGTGATATATCTTTTGATGAGGCTAAGTCTCTCCGGGCAGAGTATGATGAGAAAGTACCTTTTATAAAAGAGATGGCCTCTGCGGTTATGCGAGTAGCTACAGAAAAAGGTGAGATACGAACACTACTAGGTAGAAAGTGTAGATTTCCTATGAGAGAACCAAAGGGTTTTGGTGGGTATAAAAAAGTTATACATATGGATAAGTTAGAAGAAGAGTGGCAAAACATACTAGATACACCACTAGAAGAGAGAGAAAAAGATTGGAGAAAGAAAAACCCTGCAAACTATCAGGTTGCATTTACATACAAAGCGTTAAATAGATTAATACAATCATCTAGTGCAGACCAGACAAAAAGAGCTATGATTGTCTGTCACAATGAAGGTTTTATGCCTATGCTAACTGTGCACGATGAGTTGTGTTTTTCTGTAAGCAAATCTAGTAAGGTAGATAAAATAAAAAATCTTATGGAAAACTGTTTTCCTGAGATGAAGATACCATCAAAGATAGATGTAGAAGTGGGTGACAGTTGGGGTGAATAATTACTTTTTCTTTCTAGCTCTTTTTAATGCTTCTTTACCCCTTTTAGCTATGGCCACTACTTGTGTTTTACCCATAACTTTTGCACGTTGCTCCATTACCGTTAAGATTTGAATCTTTCTAGCATATGGTTTAGATATTCTTTTGACTTTCGCAACAGTCTTTCTTGCATCCTCTGGAGTCGCAAATTTAATTCGTACAGTATCTTTCGGATTTTCATCAGTATATAACCTCCTACCTGAACCTTTAGGTTTTTTACCTGTGCCTTTCTTAGGATCTAACTTTTTGGCCATTTGTCAGTCTTCATCATAGCGCTTAATCTTTCTGCTCTTGACTTAACTTGACGGCTCCAAGAACTGTCTAGCATTTCTGTTGAAGCGCCCTCCCAGTCGTGGTTGCGTATAGCCTCAAAGAACTTCGGCCATTTGTTAGGGTTAAACCTAGTCCTACCCATATTAAACAACATATCTACAATCACGGCTTGTCTGACTTTACTAAGACCATTAAAGAATATCCAATCTTTTGCTTCTCCTCGAACTCTTTGTATATCGTTAACAAGCAAAAAATTTATCTCTTCTCTAGTGATCCCTGGTCCATCTGCCGCTATGTTTCTACCAACACCAATAGTAGGGTGACCTATTAAAGTGTCCCCTGCTTTTATTTCTTTACCATTTGCATCATCATATACACGATATTTTACACCCTCATGTAGGGATATTAAATCTGTAACATTATCCAGTTTTTCTGCCATTTTTTTTTCTCCTTACCTTTCTCTTCGCAAATGTTTTTACATTTGTCGGTTTCTTACCAGGATTGCCTGCGGCTCTTTTTCGTTTTACAGCACTTGTTATTTGAGATTTGGTCATACGTTGAGCAGTAGCTCTTGGAACGCATTTAGGATATTTGCGTTTACTTTTTTTAGCTGACTTTCTACCACAAGCCTGAAACTTGCCTTTTTTCTTAGGTGCTCCTATATCTACCCAGTCGCCTTTGGGACCTTTCCCAAACCACGCTGTAAGACCACCTGTAGGTTTAGCCATTATGCAGTCCTGTATCCACCACCACGTTTTTTGTACGTACGAACTAACCAAGCATTTGCATAAGCGGAGGGGTATACGGCAAACTTTCTTTTTGCCTCTGCCTTAACCCTTGCATATAACGCAGGATTAGTTGGCTTTGCTCCTTTTTTCTTGGTAGTCTTTTTCTTTCGTGTAGTAGTTCTTCTAGTAGTTTTTCTTTTAGGAGGCATTATGACTTCTTCACTAGTTTATAACCTTTTTTATTTGCAGCAGCTCTAATCTGTGCAACGGTCATAGTTTTACCTTTTTTTACACCACCCTTGGCCATGTACTTACCACCTTTGGCCATCTTAGACATATACTTACCACCTTTGGCCATCTTAGACATATACTTACCTCCTTTGGCCATATACTTACTCATTTTTCTTCCGGGCATTCACTTCTCCTTATTATATAGGTTATTAAACGTCACCTCAGAATCAGTGTAACTATCGTGTATTTCTGCGGTGTGAATATATTGGCTAGGTCTAAAATCTGGTGCCCCTTCGCCTGTTGTCCACAAAGCAGGATTTGTTACCCTAACTCTGTTATTAGGTAATGCTACTATATTACCAGTCCATTTACCTGAGTCAATAAGTTGTAGTACGTGACTCTGCTTATGTTGTGCAGGATCATCTGAGATATAGCTATCTGTGTAGTCTACTGTAAACATATATCTGCCTTTATAAAACTCACCACCTATTTTACAAAACCAAGGACTAGAGCTTATCCTGTCCATAACAATAATAGAATGACCTCTTGATGAGCAGTCCCAAGGTTGTGCTAAGTGTGTGTCCATACGCTCTGGCATTTCATCTAACACTTCATCGGCAACCAAACTAGTAATTGGCATACGTGCCCACATTGCTCCACCGTGAACATTTTCTTCCTCATCGATACCTGTAAACACTACTTGAAACGATAAACATCGATCAGGAATGGTAGTTACTGCTATAACCAAAGCGTGTAAATATTCACCGTGATACTTTATATGATTGTGTGTAAACTCTTTTCTAACCCACGCTTTGAAGTGTGGGATGTTGGACATCAAATATGACATCCCATAAGATAACACACTTTATTCTTTTTTACCAGACCCACAATACAAACCAAACCAAGCCGCACCTGCTCCTACTAAAACACTTACAAAAGCAGATTGTGCATTGGTTGGGTCTTCGAGTTGCATAAACCATTCTGTAACTCTATAAAAAGCTAGACCATATAAAGTTATTAACAGTCTTGGCCATATACGCCACTTATCTAAGTTTTCTGGTTTCATATTAGTCTCCTTCTATTATTATCCAATTTTCTTTTTCTCTTTTGTAATCTAAATATAATTCTGTGTCGGCATAGTCTCGTCCTTCTGACATACATATAAGAAAATATTTAGGCTCATATAATCTGCAAGATCTATCATCATATTCTATATTGTGTGCATATACTTTATTAGTAATAGATACAAAAAATTTAAATGTTATACCGATAGCCACTGCTATAAACGCTATGGTTACAAGTGTTATTAAACCTAATTTTATATACTCAGCGATTTGTTGTTGTTGTTTTAATTTAGCTGCTTTTGCTTCTCTAATTGCTTGTTTTTTTGCATCAATACGTTTCTTACGCTCTTGTAAGATAAACTCCCAAGTGCCAGGACCAAAACGAAGATTAACCAAGTTACGTAGTTCGTTCATTTGTTCACGAGCTAATTTAGCATCTATCACTTCTTGAGCCACATTTTCTACAGCAAAATGGTCAACGTTTTTACTGTCTCTAGCTTTAATAACTTGTTGCTCACCAGTCATAGCTTTATCAATATGACCAATAATATCGCCTATATCATTGCAAGTTTGTATTTGTTGTTTAACAAAATCTACACTTTTTTTAACTAATGCTATACCAGCGAGCGCTGTGGATATTGGTTCAACCATTTTGCTTCTCAATAAAACGATCTAGCTTTTGCTCTATACGAATCACTAATTCCTTTATCTCTTTCGTTTCATTGTGAAGTTCATTCTTAGTTGCGTAATCTTCTCTTGTTCTATTTAACAAGATCTGTAAACGTTTTATTTCTGCAAACATCTTACTAAATGCCCATGCTACTGGACCAAGCACCACGGTTATAACAATATTCCACATTAACATTGGATCTATTTGCATTAGTTTATTCCTAGTAATTTGTCTTGTTCTACTTGTTTAAGTGCGTTACTTGCTTGACTGGCTAACTGTGGTTTTACTTCTTCAATAGCCTCTGACACAGGAGCAATGGTTTCTTGTATTGCTTCTTTAGTAGGAGCGGCTTCTTCAGCTGTTGCCTCTATAGTTCTACCTATTCCTGTGCTTGTTAACGCTAATATTGTTTGCAGACCTTGTCCTACTGGATCGTCTGTTACAAGCTTTCCATCTAAAAATTGTTTGATAGTATTAGGTCTTCTAGATGCCATCATTGCTTTTAAAACTTCAGGTCTACGCAAAGCTTTTGATGCTATACTATAACCCGCGGCAGTAGTTAAAGCAGCAAAAGGACTAGCTAAAATAGATAATAAACCTAAACCAACAGCAATAGATGGAGCGGCTAATCCACCTTTTCCTGCCATAGCTCTGTTTGATACTTGTATCATTGTGTCTGATAAAGCGTCCAAAGATGCGAACGCTTGCGGATTATCAAACATAGTATTAATAGTGTCTTTACCATAAAACTGCAAAGATTTTTTTAGTTTATCTCCTAACTTACCACTTTTAAAATTTTCTACAAAATCATCTGCTAATTTAAAAATTGGTCTACCTGCGTCATCAACACCACTTATGGTAGCTCCCATACCTTGTAATATCTTACCCATAGCGGCATCTCTTACACCTTCCATAGCTTGAGGTGATAAAATATCTTTTGCTTCGTTAATCGTAGTTTTACTTTGAAATATTTTTTGAGCTAATATATCAGGGTCATTTGCAAAAAATTTTAAATCACTAACAAAATTATTAGCATCAAGTTCTTTTTTACTTTGCAAAGCTTTTTGTAATTTAGTTAAAGCAGGACCTAAAGGTAAATCCATTATATCTTTAATCGTATTTTCAGATAGTTCTGATTTAGTTCTAGACAAAACTTGTGCAATATTATCTATTTTATCTATATCTTTTCCAAATAATTTATTTACCGTTTTTCCTTTTTCTAACAGATAAGAAGATAATTTTAAAGGGTCATACGCTATAATACCAGTTTCTGGTTGAACTCCTCTTAAAGCAGCAGAATCAAGTCCTTCTTTTAACCATAATTTAGCAAGTCCTTGTCTTACTTCATCCGCCATCTCTGCACCTGTCCCTCTGATGGTGTTATTTATAACTGCATCTTCTTCAGCTCGTTTAATTATTCTTTCAAATTTAACTCTTGTGCGATCACCAGGAGGTAATTTAGATATGTCCTCTGCTAACTCTGAAACAGGTTTTCCTGCCACCATTTGTTTATCTAATATTCTTTTACCTGCATCTACATCTACTATTCCTTTTTGAGCACCTAAAACAGCTTTAACAGGAATACCTCTGATTGCCTTAAATAATTCATCTAAAGCCTCTGGATTATTTTTTTGAATAATAAATTCCATAACATCATTCATACTTAATTTTCCATTACTTGCATTACCCATAATTTCATTAACTTTAGCAGAACTAAATCTTTTCATACCTTTATTGTAAATAGAGTTTGTTTTACTTAATAAATTTAATGCATTAGCCGCATCTTCTGGACCTAAAAGAACGCCACCTTGTTCAAAAAAATCTCCTGAAATAAAACCAGTTTGTTTTCCTTTTGTAGCAGCTATCCGAGCTAAAGCTACCTCACTAATATCTAATGCATCTTTTAAGCTTTTTTTAATTTGTGTAAATTCTTGAAGTTTTGTAGATCCTAAAAATTCAGGGGTGTAAGACAACTCATCTAATTGTCTTTTTATTTTGTTTACTTGAGCAAAAGTAGCTCTTTTACCTAATTTTTGTATACCTTTATAAAAATCAGTTGCTTTAATTTTGTCACTAAAAACAGCGGCATTTGCAAAATCATCTACTTGTTTTTTTAAATTTTCTGTAGCAATAACTTTACCTCCACCCATTAATTGATTTACTTTAGAATACAATCTATCCATATCTTCATCAAACACAGCTTTTCTTTTTTTAATCATATCTGTTAAATCTCTAGGTATTTGTTCTCCGTCTTTTAATGGTTTCATTATTTTTTCTAACTCTTTTACTAAACCTCTATCTAAATCTAATTGTGCTTTTTCTAAATTTTGAGCTGTAGTAGCATATTTTGTATCAATATCTTTTTGCACTATTTTAGAAAAACCATCTATTTCAGATTTTTTAAAACCTACTTTAGATAACTCTTCAGTTATTTTTTTAAGATTAACATCTGCTGCTGTTTTGTTAGGAAAAACTCCCTCGTATACTGCTTGTAATCTACCTAATATAGGTCTAAAAGATTCATCGGTAGCACCTGCAATAGTGGGTCTGTAACCATCTGCAATTATTTGTCTTGCTTTAGCTCTTAATGCCTCATTTGCTTCACCACCAGGTCCTTTAATAATTCTACCAAATATTCTAGATAAACCTCTACCAAAACCTTCTCCAAAAGCACCAAAAACACCTTCGTACGCTGTATCTCTTGCAACATCTCCAATACTTTGTCTTTGAAGTCCTCTAGCAGTTTCTATACCCTCATCTAATAATTTACCTGCGGCAGTTGCTCCACCAACAATTAACATACCAGGAACAAAACCAACACCAGATGCGGCTATAGTTGCTCCTATGCCTGTGGCTATTGGAATACCTGCAGCACCTAAAAAATCTTTTACATCTGAGGAACTAAAACCTTCTTCATCAATGGCTAATTCTTTGCCATCCTTCATACCTAAATTTTTTCTGCCTTGCTTAGTTAAAATAAACCTACCCAAATCATCCATTCGATAACCCTCTTTACCTACTGTTTGATTTAAGTAATTAGCTTTTTCTTCATCTGTCTCTAAACTGCCAAATGTAAATCTAGAAAAACCATCAACACCATCTAGTCCTGTTCTATAATCAACTCCAGGTTCTTTATACGTTCTAACAAACTCTTCTTCCGTTATTTGCCTACCTGTTTTAGGATCAATACCTTTTAAACGTTGACTTCTAGCATAATCTCTTATTTCTTCTTTAGTGGCAGTTGATAAATCTATTTTTTTTGTTTTAGGAGAAAACGTGTTTATAATAATAGCTTGTTCTTCAGCAGTAGGTGTATCACCTGCTATTTCTACTTTTTGTATTCCATCAGGAGTTTCTACTTTTATAATACCCATTAACCGCTCTTTAATCCTGGTATTTTAAATATTTTAGTTCCATCTTCATCTTCACGATCAAACTCTAATTTAATTTCGCTAATATTAGCTATTTCCTTTTCTCTAAAATCTCTTACTCTTTTCTCTCCCTCTGATATATAAGTTTGAGCAGAACCACCTCCTGGTCTAGTTCTATCTGATAAAAAATCATTTACTTGTCTCATACCCCTCAAACCAGCATTTTGATTTTGTATAAAAGTATCTCTTAAAGTTTGTAGTTTACCTTTTAAAACATCTTCATTAACAGAAACAAGATTAAAAGTTCCCTCTTTTAATATACTTGCTTCTATATAAGCATTTGCTAAAAATTGAACGTCTCTATCAGATATAGAGTTTGCAG